TGGCGTTCGTGGAACCTGGGCCAGTCGGCCAACCCGTACATCGACCCGGCGGAGACGGAGGCGCAGCGGCGGGACATGCCGCCGGAGCAAGCCGCGCAGGAGCTGGACGGGATCCCGATGGCGGACTCGGGCAACCCGTTCGGGGTCGAGCGCATCCGCGCGTGCGTTGCGCCGCAGACGCCCGGGCCCGCCGTGGCGTTCGGGGTGGACCTTGCGCGGTCGGTGGACTACACGGTGGTGACGGGGCTGGACGCCGACGGGCGCGTCTGCGTGTTCGATCGGTTCAACGGGCTGACGTGGGAAGCGACAACCGCGCGCGTCGCGCAGGCCGTGGGAACGACGCCCGCGCTGATTGACGCGACGGGGGTAGGGGATCCGATCGTCGAGCGGATCCAGGGGCGGCTGCCCAACGTGGAGCGGTTCGTGTTTACGTCCACGTCCAAGCAGGAGCTGATGGACCGGCTCGCGCTGGCGCTGCACGGCGGTGAGGTGGGGTTCCCCGACGGTCCGATCCTGCGCGAGCTGGAGGCCTTTGAGTTCCAGTACCGGGGCGGGCGGGTGTTCTACTCGGCCCCGCACGGGCTGCACGACGACTGCGTGATGAGTCTCGCGCTGGCCGTGCGGTTGCGCGCGCAGGAAACGGCGAGATACAAGGGGCCGTTTGTTATACTACCGACGCCAGACGCGCGCGAGAACGACGGCTGGTAGGAGGCGCGATGAAGACTCTGACCCTTGCGTTTGTGTGCGCGTTCTGGGGCGCGGTTGCCGCCGCTGGCGCGGCGTGGATCGTCGGCGGGCACTGGCAGGAATGGGCCGCGCTCGCGTGGATCGCGCTGGTGGGCGTGGTGCTGATCCGCGCGATCATCGCGGCTGCGGTTACGGAGCGTTCCAAGCGCGAGGCGCGCGCGAAGGAACTGCTGATTGAGGCGGTGCGCGAGGCAAACTCGGGGGGCAAGCCATGAAGGCCGCACCGTTGACGTGGGAAGTCGAACGTCACGCCAACGACGACACGTACACCGCCAGCGTGGGCGACGAATTCGTGTATGTGCTGTACCCATCCGTCTGTGGCGGTTTCAGCGTGGGGGTCCTTGAAATGCGGGCACCCGCAAGCGTACGGCTCATCGGAACCGCGCCGACGCTGGATGAGGGCAAGGCTGTTGCCCAGGCCCACGCGGACAAGTTGTATCGGGCGCTGGGGGGAGCATGACCCCCCGCTACGTCTGGTCAATATCCCCGCGCGGGACGTGGGCCGAGGGCAAGGGGCCCGGCGTGGAGATGCTGGTCCACCGCGCGAGCGGGGGCTGGTCTCTGTTCGCGGGTTCGCAGGTCATCGCGCGGGGCTGGGGCGGTCGCGCGGCGTGCGAGCGGAAGGCGAGGGAGTTGAAGGGGGGTTCCGGTGGGGGTTCTGTCGGACGGGGAACGGTGGAAGGTCATTCACGGCGATTGTCTCGAAGTGCTGCGGGGGATGCCGGACAACAGCGTTGACGCGGTGGTGACGGATCCGCCGTATTCGTCGGGCGGCTTTATGCGCGGGGATCGCATGGCGAGCACCCGTGTGAAGTACCAAACCTCAGACGCACGGCGCATGCACCCGACTTTCTCCGGCGACAATCGGGACCAGCGCGGCTTCCTCTACTGGTGTGCGTTGTGGCTGGCCGAATGCCGACGCATCGCCAAGCCCGGCGGCATGGTGTGTGTGTTCACAGATTGGCGGCAATTGCCGACGACGACTGACGCGATTCAGGCGGGCGGATGGATTTGGCGGGGCATTGTGCCGTGGGACAAGGTAAACGCGAGGCCGCAGGCAAACAGGTTCACGGCGCAGGCCGAGTATCTTGTCTGGGGCACCAACGGGCCGGACAACTCCGCGCCGTCGCCAGACTCGGTGTACGGGCGTGGCGTTCTGCGCGAGGCGGCCCCATGCGGGAAAGAACGGCAGCACTCCACGCAAAAGCCCGTGGGCGTCCTAGCTGACATCGTGCGAGTGGCGTCGCGCGAAGGCGGTACCGTCCTTGACCCATTCGCGGGCTCGGGCACAACCGGCGCGGCGTGTGTCCAGACTGGCCGCAAGTTCATCGGTATCGAACTAGACGCCGAGTACGTCGAAATCGCACGAGCCCGCATCGCGGCGGCGCTTGAACCGCTGGCAGTCTCATAAGATTCACCGGGGGGTGAAACGTGGAACAGAATGAACCGCCGTCTTATCGGGACTTGCACCCGACACACGACGACGACGTGAAGCGCGCGAAGGCCGCAGTTGACAGGCACCGCGCCAACATCGAAAGCGACGCGGAGAACCTGCCCCCCAAGCGTCACCGCTGGGCCGACATTCCCAGCAAGTCCGACCGTGGCAAGCACAGGCCCGCGTCCTAACATTCATCGGGGGTGCGGATGCTCGATCGTCTACGGTCGTGGTTTCGCGGCGACGCCGCTACAAAGAGCGTGGAACAGTGGGTAAGCGGCTCGCTCTCTTCTGGGGAGATTGCTGCCTCATACGGCAACGGTCGCTCTGACGGCGCGGCCACGATGATCGCGCGCGCTACCCAGTGGGTACGAATCTGCACGGTGATGAACGCCCAGGTCGCGGCGGCGCAGACCGTGCGCCTCTACACGCGGGGCGCGGGCCGTCGCGTGTCGAAGTCCGCGCGGGCGGCGATGGAATCCGGGCGGCTCGGGCGCAAGGCGGCGGAGTACGCCTCTCGCTCGGGTGACGTGGTGGAGGTGGAAGACCACCCGGCGCTCGACCTGGTCCGCAAGCCGAACCCGTGGCAGACGGGCAACCAGCTCGAGCATCTGGTGTTCGCGCACAAGCAACTCTGCGGCAACGCCTACATCTACCTGACCGAGGGCGACGACAGCGCGCCGACGCTGCTGGTGATGGACCCGACGAAGGTCAAGGTCCAGCTTGACGACGCCACGCTCATCGCGCGGTACCTGTACGGCTCGCCCGGGTCCGAGGTGCGCGTCCCGACCGAGAGCATCATCCACGCGAAGTTCGCGCCCGGCCTGCGGTCGGTGGTGTTCGGAGAGGGCCCGTTGCACGCCGTGCTCCGCGAGGCGGACCTGTACGCGAACGCGACGGACTCGGAACTGTACCGCTGGGCGAACATGAGTCGCCCAGACCTGAAGGTGGAGATTCCGCCCGGGGCGTCCAAGGAACAGATCGAGCAGATCAAGGCCGACCTTGCCAACATGATCCGCGGCGTGCGCAATCGCGGCAACGCCGTGTTTGCGAGCGTGGCGAAGATTGAGCCGATGGGCTGGTCCCCGCATGAGATGGAGTATGTCGCGGGCCAGGACCACGTCGCGCGGACGATCTGGGCCGCGTTCGGTGTGCCCGAGTCGGTCCTGCGGATGAACGACGCCAACCTCGCGTCGGCGTCGGTGGGCAACCGCCAGTACATGAGTCAGACGATCCAGCCCCTGTGCAACGTCTGGGCGGAGGAGCTGACCACGCGCCTGCTGCCCATGATGGGCGAGGATTCCGGGGACTACTGGTTCGCCTACGACGAGGTGACGCCCGAGGATCGCAAGGCGACGTTGGACGAACAGACGAAGCTGGTTCAGGCGGGGCTTGTGACGCCCAACGAGGCGCGGACCGCGCTCGGCTACGACCCGCTGCCGGGGTTGGACGAGATTGTCCCGCCCCGCCCGAACCTCGCCGGGCTGCTGGGCGGCGACGCCCCGCCCCTGCCCGTCAAGGCCGTGAAGGGCGCTCGCGGCTGCTGCGGCGGGATCAGCACGAAGGACCGGGGCGCGACAAGCCCCCACGATTCCGCGAACGCGCTGCGCCTCACAAACCGGCTCAGCGCGGACTTGGAGGGCTGGTTCCGCATGGCGCTTGCGGAGGGCCGCGTGACGGGGGCTGGGTGGTCTTCCACGCCCGAGCTTGAAGACCGGCTGCGGACGATCATTGAAAGCCGCCTGCCCGAACTGTGGGCCGCCGGCGGGCTCGCGCTGCTCCGCCAGTTGAAGGAAGACCCGGCGACGGTGCTCCCGAACTGGTCCGAGCTTGCCGCGAACTACGCGCGCGAGCGGGCCGGGACGCTCATCCAGGGCATCACCGCCACGACGCGGGAGCAAGTCGCGGCGGCGGTTGCGCGCGGCGAGGCCGAGGGCCTGTCGATCCGGGACGTTCAGGTGGAACTCATGGAGGGCGGATACGACGGGCTCCGCGCGGAGCGCATCGCGCGGACGGAGTCGGCCAACGCGATCGGCGCGGCGCGGGTGGACGGCTGGCGCGCGGTCGGGTACCAGAAACTCGAATGGGTGCTCGCGGGCGGGCCGTGCGCCCTGTGCCAGCAGGTCGCGGATCGCGGGCCCGTGCCGGTGGGCACGCCGTTCGTCCGCGCGGGCGAAACGCTTATCGACGACGGGGGCCGCCCGTGGGTTGCGGAGCGGGACTACTACCACGAAGCGTTGCATCCGAACTGCCGTTGCACGACGTTCGGGGTTGAAGAGTGACAAGGGGGACGGGGATGGGGATGCTGACTATCGCGGCGGGCCAGGTGCTCGACCGCATCAAGAGCCGGTGCGGGCTGCCCGATGACGCCGACGTGGGCGTGTTCGGCATGGCGCTGAAGGACACGATCGTCGATGAAAGCGGCGCGAACCGTGACATCGTCGGCGTCGCCACGTCGGACGGCGTGGACCTGGATTCGGAGGTGGTGCTGCCCGTTGGCGCGGACACGTCCTACTTCGACGCCAACGGCAAGCGCCTGTTCCTTGACCATCGCTACGACGCGGGGTCGGTGGTCGGAGCCGTGCGCTACATGCGCCCGTACCCGGACGCCCGGGCCCCGCGCGGGCTGGAGTTCCGCGCGCGGATCCTCTCGACGCCGCTGGGCGAAGAGGTTCTGACCATCGGCAAGGAAATCGGCTGGGGCGCGTCCATCGGGTTCCAGGTGCTTGAAGCGTCCGCACCGACGGACTTGGAGCGCAAGGCCTACCCGAACGCGGAGCGCATCATCCGCAAGTGGAAGCTGCTTGAACTGAGCCTCACCGCGCTCCCGGCCAACGTCGCGTGTCAGGCGTCCGTCGCGTCCATTGACAACGCCAAGGCGGGCGCGGTTGCCGAGCTTGTGACGAAGGGCCGGATCAAGGCGTCCACCGCGCGGGCGCTGGGCGTGGACTTTGCCCGCCGAACCATCGTCGTCCGTCGCGCGGTGGTTGTGCGCGGCTAACATATTGTGAAGCTCTCGCCTCATCCCTGCGCTCGGGCACTCACAAGGAGCCCGGCCCTCGGAAAGCGGCCTGCGGCACAACGTCACGGTTGTTCTGTGGTTCCGTTTTTCACGGGGGTTTTCTATGGCTATCAATCGTGCGCAGCTTCTGAAGACGCTGCGCGAAAACGGCTATAAGGGCGATGAGACCCTGGAAGCCGTCAAGTCGTTCGTTGAAGTCGAGCACATCGACCTCACCGATGATGCTGGCAACGCTCTGGACGTGAAGGCCGCTTGGGACAACGTCCCCCGCAAGGCCGTCAAGCTGGAGTCGGAAGCCAAGCCCGAAATCAAGGCTGGCAAGCTGGATTCCAAGTTCGTCGCGGCTCACACGGGCGGCGAGGGTTCGCATGGCATGTCGGCGAAGGCCGTCCGCAACTCGTGGGCCCGCAAGCGTTACGACGCCAAGGCCGCGAAGGGCGAGACGGTGTTCTCCTGCGCCGACGAGGCCGAGGCGTTCGCCGCGCACATGCGGCTTTCGCTGGACCGCACCGCCAAGGGCATCGAAGCGTACAGCCCGGAGCAGAAGGCCGCCGACGTGGAAATCGTCAAGGCCCTTTCGACCACGGTGGACGGCCTGGGCGGCACGCTGGTGCCCGACCAGTTCTCGAATGTCCTCATCGACCTGATTCCCCAGTACGGCGCTGCGGCTGCCGTCTGCGGCATCACTCAGATGGACGTGCCCAAGATGTTCATTCCCCGCTGGGCCGGCGACGCGACTACGGCGTGGCAGGGTGAAGGCTCGACCATCACGGACAGCGACCCCAGCACGGACGCGGTCCAGCTCACGGCGACTTCGCTGAAGACCGTGACCCGCGTCTCGAACCAGTGGTTCCGCACCACGCCCCTGGCGGTTGCGGACCTCATGGCTCAGAGCATGGCTCGGGCTCAGGCGTTCCGCATCGACCGGGCGTTCTTCTTCGGCAACGGCGCGGCGACGGACGGCAACTTCGTCGGCGTGGCGTCGGCCATCAACAACCTGAGCGCGACGAAGGCGGATATTTCGTCCTACGTCGTCGGCGCTGGCGCGGCGTTCAGCAACATCACGCTGGGCAACGCGCTCGACGTGGTGGGCCGTCTGCTCGACAAGACCGACGTTCCCGACCAGTCCTACATCGTCTGCCATCGCGCGGCGTTCTTCAGCGTGTTCGATCGCCTCGCCCGTTCGGCTGGCGGCGCGACGGTTGACCTGCTCCGCAACGAGCGCGTTGTCGGCGGCATCCGCGTGTCCAACCGCAACTTCAACGGCTACCCGGTGGTCTTCTCGGAAGTGTTCCCGAAGACCGCCCCGTCGAGCAACAAGATTTTCGCGCTGGTGGGCAACTTCTCCGCCGCCGCGAAGATCGGCATTGTCCGCAACAGCATGAACTTCGCCACGTCGGACCAGCGTTACTTCGACACCGATCAGACGGCGTTCCGCATGGTTCAGGACGTGGCTATCGCGGTTCACGACTTCGGCAACGCCGACGCGTCTTCGGCGAACTGGATCCAGTCGCCCGTGGCTGGTCTGGCGGTTTCCTAATCCAAGGGGGGTGACAGTTGAATTCTGCTCAGAACAATCGCATCGTCGTCGCCGTCCCTGTGGCTTCGTACGCCTCCGCGACCGGCACCAACGCCAACGTCATCGACACCTACCAGTTCCGTTACCTCACGGTGACGGTGCAGTTGGGCGCGATGGGTGGCTCGACCACGTTCACCGCGTTCAAGCTGGAAGGCTCGGAAACGGCGGACTTCTCGGCTGGCGTCGCCGACATTACCGGCTGCGTCGCGTCGGGGTCCACCGGAACGAACCGTCTCCCGCAGGCGGCTGACGCCCAGTTGATCGCACGGTTCTACGTGCCGATCAACGGCAGCACGCCGCGCTACATCCGCTTCGCCGGTACGCCCGGCGCGGCGACCATCTTCGGCGCGACCGCGCAGCTCTCGGACGGCGTGGAAGTGCCATCGACCCGGGCCGAGCGTAACAACACGCTCGAATTCCTCCGCTCGTAACAACTCCCGCCGTGCTCTGGAAACGGGGCACGGCGGCTTTGGTCCGCGTACCGCACAACAAGGGGCCGCGCGCGTTCCACGCGAAGGGGGGGTCGCTTGCCAATCTCGACTATCTCGGGGTACAAGGCATACGCGGGCATCACGGGTACGTCGGAGGATTCGCTGCTGACGACCCTGCTCAGCATGGCGCAGAGCGCGATGGAGCGGTACTGCGGGCGGAGCTTCGATCAAGCGACGCTGACGGAGATTGTGAACGGCACGGGCGGGCCGACGATCCGCGCGCCCCGGTTCCCGGTGACGACGCTCACCAGCGTTGAGGTGCGCACGGGCGAGAGCGCCTGGACGACGGTTGCTTCGTCCGGGTATCGGCTGGACGGCGCGGCGGGGCTGATTTGGAGTCTGGACTACACCGACGCCCGCGTGCCCGTGGAATCGACCTGGGACGACGTGAGCGTGTCCTACAGCACCGTCGCGGGCTCGGGCGGCTGGCCCAAGGGGTTCCAGAACATCCGGCTCAGCTACGTCGGCGGGTTTGCAACCGCGCCCGACGACCTTGTCTGGGCGCTCTACCGGGTCATCGACCGGATGTACGCGGAGCGGCGGCGGGATCCGAACATCAAGGGCGAGAGCATCGGGGCGTACAGCGTCCAGTATTCGACGCCGACGGAGGCGGTAGAGGCCGAGCGCGAACTGTTGCAGCCGTACCGCGTGGGGGTGTTGTGAACGTCCCGTTCCACATGCTTATCCACACGGCGACGGTCAAGAACCAGACCGGCACCACGCGGCAGGGCAACGGCGCGGTTGTGCCGACGTACACCGACGTTACGGGCGTGCGGTGCCGGATCCAGGACGACGCCTCGGGTCGGTCGATTCAAGAGCAACGGCTGGCGGGCACGTTGACAAGCACGGGGTTCTTCCCGCTGACCCACAACGGTTCCGCGCTGACGCTCGACAAGAACACGCTGATTGTCGCCACGATCGGCGGCGCGTCGCGGACGTACCGCGTGCAGCCGGGGCGCAACGCGGCGGGCGCGAGCGTGCTTCAGGTGGTGGGCCTGGAGCTTGACCAGTGAGCCGGGTTGACTGGAACATCGGCGACACGCTTTCGGTGCTGAACACGGCGGCGACGTTCGGCATTGGCAGTTCGTCGGCGCTCGCGGCGAACCTGATTGGACGCAGCATGAGCCGGGGATCGGGCCCCAGCGCGCCGGGCACGCCCCCGAACGTCCAGAGTGGTCTGTTGCAACGGCGCATTCGGCCTATTGAGGCCAAGAACCTTGTCTCGGGCGTGCGCGCGTTCGTCCCCTACGCGATGATCCACGAACGCGGCGGGACGATCAATGCGCGCGGGCGACTGCTGACGGTCCCGCTGAACCCGGAGGCCCGCAAGCTCCGTCGGCAGTTCCGGGACTTGTCCAGCGCGAACCTGCGCCTCATCGTGAGCAAGCGCGGCAACAAGCTGCTGGTGAAGGACAACGGCAAGGGCAGCGGGTTCACGCCGATGTTCGTGCTGAAGTCGCGGGTGGTCATGCCCAAGCGTCCGTTTCTCTGGCCGGGCATCCGCAACAACGCGGCGGCGATCGTGCGCCGGTTCGCGCGCGACACGCAGGCCGCGTTCCGTTCTGAAGTGTCGCGCCGGTTCGCGGCAAAGTTCGCGGGGGGTGCGCGATGAACATGGCGGCTCTGGCGAAGGCGGTCTATGACCGACTGACCGCCGATACCACGCTGACGGGCCTTGCCACGGGCGGCGTGTTCAACCGCTACGGGCCCGAGACGGGGCAGACGACGGAGGCGAACAGCCCGTACGTCGTCTTCCAGGTAGGCCCCGGCGACGCGACGACGAACACCACGTTCGGCTCGGACGGCTTCATAATGACCGTGACGGTGCTTATCGCGTGCCTGCGCACGGCGGGGTATGACACGCCGTCGGCAATGCTTGAGCGCGTGTTCGGCAACTGGTCAGACGCGAACCCGCAGACGTTCGGGCTCCACCGCT